CCAAGCTGGTTAATGTGACGGAAGACGGCGAAATAATCCAAACAGCCAAAGCCATTCCGGAGATGGCGCAAAACCTTGACGACATTCCGGATTTCGAAACGGAAAACAATGGCAAACTACATTGTAAGTCTTGCGGGATTGTTATATCGGAAAAAGTTTACAACTACCACAATTTAGGACTTTGTATGAAATGTCAGAAAGAATTGAAATAAACTGCAGCAGGAGCCTAAAAACTCCCGCGAAAAGGAGAGTTATTATGTTTGCAATAGCCGAACCAGGAAAAATATGGGTGTGGACATCTTTAACCGAAAGTATTTATCCCGATCGCAAGGCCGGGGAACCAGTTTGGGAAAGGCTTAGATGTTCTATTTACAAATCATGGGCAGATAATGGTTGGGTTGAGCAAAAAGAAAAAGAGAGAATTGAAATGAAACTTTGGGTAGCAAGAGATCCGAGCGGAACCTTGTTGTTGCACGAAGGAAAGCCACACAAAGACAAAAATGGTCATTGGTTCAACAGGTACGGAGTGTATTTTGTTTTGGGTAAAAGGCTTTTTCGTGATTTAAAACCAGATTCGGAACCAATCGAAGTCGAATTGAAGGTGGTGGAAAAAGATGTGTGAAAATTGCGAAAAATTGGAAAAGGCATTGAAAATAACTTGCGCAATGCTTAGTTTTGGATTAGTGTGCAACGAGTGTCCTGCACAAGAAAAACACTGCTTTAACAATCTTAAAAGTTGTTCGGAAACTTTATATAATTATTTTACGGGGGCACAAAATGAATAGTTGTTTTAATTGTCTGGATTTTGGCAACCCGCGCTGCACATCACGCAAAGATTGCGAAAAATGGAAACCCGATTACCAAACACTCGAAGCGGAAAACACCGAATTGAAACGGCGAATATCCGAATTAGAAAGAATTTCGAATGATTTTTTTAATTGTAGCATGGCTTCGGTGGTTGAAAACACCAAGTTAAAACAGGAATTGGAAACACATAAGAGGGCATTGTATTTGACGACTAGAGCAAGGTTTTTTGAACGAATGGAGCATCCATACGAAGACGATATACAAGCGGAAATAGACTGGTTTTTAGGAATGGCGAAAAGGGGGTTGGCGAAATGAATACATTTATTAAACATGATTGCGGTACTTGTTTTTGGCATAACAACGGATGCCAAAGGAGTATTTGCGCTGGTGATTATCAATGGCAAGCCGATTATCGTTCGTTGATAAATGTTTTAAATCAAGTTTCCGGAATGATTGATTGTGAAAAATGTCCTTTGCATAATGAAAATTGCATTTTAATTAAATTTGGAGGTCCTTTTTTAACTCAATGTTCGGGATTTTTATTTGAATATTTTATCGGAAAATTTGATGCAGATAAGAGGTTAACAAAATGAAATCGATAATCCTACACGACTTTGAAGTTTGTAACGCTTTAAAGAACGATGTGATACAGATTCGAAGACCGGTTAAAAATATACCCGAATGCGTTATTTTAGATATGAAAAGGGAACCGAAACTTCGAGATTCCAATTTAACCAAATGGCTTTTAAAAATGTGCAAATGTCCCTTCGGTCAACCCGGAGATCAGCTTTGGGTGAAGGAAACGTGGCAAGCTGTATCACCCGACGAAAACTATAGACCAATAGATGAATGTAACATTATTTACGCAGCAACAGACATACATCCTGGTTTTTTGGCTAGTGAATATCGTTACCACAATGGATACAAAAACGATGACGGAGCAGATATTGTATATCCTTGGCGTTCTTCCGTCCGTTTGCCTCGCGAAGCCAGCCGCATCACCTTAGAAGTTGACGAAATCCGTGTTGAGCCGGTGCAGAATATTACGGAGGATGATGCAAAGGAAGAAGGAATAGACCCCGAATTTGAAATGTCGGTAGAAGAATTTTACAACAAAAAAATATCTCCAAATTCGACTTACAAATTAGGATTCAAACATGTTTGGGATTCCCTTTACGCCGAAAAAGGCTTTGGATGGGACGATAATTTACCAGTATGGGCTGGTAAATTTAAGGTTGTGGAAAGGAAGTGATGGGATGAAATATTGTCCTTTTTGTGGGCATGGTGAAAAGAGGTGATTTAATGATATGGCAGAGAGGCGTATGTTTTCAAGAATAATTACCGAAAGTGATGCATTTCTTGATATGCCGTTAAGCACGCAGGCTTTATATTTACATTTTGGAATGATCGCCGATGATGACGGATTTATAAATAATCCAAAAAAAATCCAAAGAATGATTGGTGCGGCGGATGATGATTTTAAATTATTAATCGCCAAGCGTTTTGTAATACCTTTTCCTAGCGGAGTAATAGTTGTTAAACATTGGAAAATTAACAACTATATTCAAAAAGACCGCTACAAAGAAACGACATATCAAGAAGAGATGAAACTTTTAACAATTAAAGAAAATAGGGCTTATAAGCTGGTGTATCCAAAATGTATCCAAGATGTATCCAAATTGGACGCGCAGGTTAGTATAGGTAAGATTAGTTTAGAGTTAGGTAAGGGTAGTAGTGCCCCCCCTGCCGCCGATTTTATTAAAAATAATTATGTAACCTTTTTTGACAATAACATTCATCCGATGACGCCATTTGAATTACAAGTGTTGTCAGAGTATGAACTGTTAGGGGACGAAGTGATAATGGCAGCGATAGGAGAAGCAGTGAAAGCCGGAGTTAGGCGGCTAAGTTACATCGAAGCTATACTCCGAGATTGGAAAGCAAAAGGAATTAAAGATATGGCCGGAGTGGAGGCGGCGAAACGAGATAAGGCTGATGCTAAAAAATCATCTTCTCCAAAACAAGAAACCGGTTTGGAATACTTAAAACGAATAGCTAATGGAGGCGAAAATGAATAATCAAGAGGTCTCTAAACTGCTTGTAATGGCTAAATCAGCGTTTCCCGGACGGTCTCCAGATAATCAGCAAGAATTGGAAGCGTTGACAACTGTTTGGCGTATGGTTTTAAATAACATCCCGTATAAACTAGCGGAGGCGGCCTTGATTAAGGTTTTATCCACAAATAAGTTTTTTCCCGCGCCGGCCGAAATCAAAGAGGCGGCGTATAGCTTAATGCCCGGGCCGCCAACGGCGGAAGAAGCATGGGCGGAAGTGCGGGAAATTATTACTTCGGGACACCTATTGAATGAATACCAGTATAACGGATGGATTCCGCAATGGAGCCATGAGTTAGTCAAAAAGACGGTCCGGGAAATGGGATTTAGAGAACTGTGTGCGTCGGAGAACATCGGAATAACGATGGCGCAGTTTAAAAAACACTACGACAATAATAAGACGGTACATAAAGAGCGTGTGTTAAACCAAAGTATCTTGATGCTGACGGGAGCGAATAAACTCTTGGGAAGCAATGATTGAAAAAGAGCAGGAGGTATAGTTATGCAATCAATCGTTGAATGTTGTGATTGTATGGATTTTATGGCAAAGTTTCCTGATAAATTTTTTGATTTGGCCATTTGCGACCCTCCTTATGGGATAGGGAATTTTAACATGAAAATAGGCGGGGGCGCTACCCGGAAAAGAAACAGGGAAAATGATGGTGACTATTTAGATGTCAAATGGAATGAAAATATCCCAGAAATGAAATACTTTTTGGAACTTGAGCGAGTTTCAGCCAAAAGAATTATTTGGGGCGCTAATTATTATAATTGTTTTTCGAAAATCGGCGGAGCCCTTGTCTGGTACAAAAAGATTGGTCATCCTAAACTGAGTGATTGTGAGATTGCGTCGTTGTCTTTTCAGAAGAAAGTCGATTTTGTATATATTGATTGGCAATCGGGTTTTTTCAGAAGATTAAAAGAGGGAGAAGTAATTCATCCTTGTCAAAAACCAATTTTTTTATACAAATGGCAACTCGAAAAATATGCTAAACCGGGAGACAAAATTCTTGATACTCATTTGGGTTCTCAGTCATCCAGAGTTGCTGCCAGAATAATGGGGTTTGACTTTTGGGGATGCGAGATTGACCCGGAGTATTTCGAAGCCGGTTGCAAAAGATTTGAAAAGGAATCGGCGCAAGAAATGTTATTTCAAAATTCGCAACAAGAAAAAGCAGAACAACAAAATTTATTCGGCGAGGTGTGAAATGGGTCAAGATAACTATAGGACTCCGGATTATGTCTTTGATTGGCTGGATAAGGAGTTTGACTTTGATTTAGATGCTGCTTGTAATATGGAAAATTGCAAATGCGATTTTGGCTATGATTTCGAAATTAATGGATTAAAAAAATGTTGGGAACCATTAACAACTTGGCTTAACCCACCATATTCAGACCCGTACCCCTGGGTTAAAAAAGCCTACGAGGAGTCACTAAAAGGTGCAACGGTAGTTTGCCTACTTCCGGCAGATACATCAACAAAGTGGTTTCATGAATGGGTTATAGGTAAAGCAGAAGTTAGGTTTGTTGAAGGTAGAATTAAATTTATAAATCCGGAAACAGGAAGAGAATGCAAAGATTCTCCAAAATTTGGTTCAATGATTGCGGTTTATGGGCCGGAAGTTATTCCGAAAATTTTAAGAGTTAAAAGACCGGACAAACCAAAGGGGTGAATGGAAATGCTAGTAACGGAAACATTATTTGGAACCGTAGATAAGGTGCAAATAGCAATAGATCGAATTCAGCAATTTGAACCTCCAGAAGGTTATTATTTGGCTTTTAGCGGTGGCAAGGACAGTCAAACGATATATCATTTGTCAAAAGAGGCTGGAGTTAAATTTGATGCTCATTATAACCTGACAACGGTTGACCCGCCAGAGCTGGTTAGATTTATAAAATCAAATTACCCTGATGTAATAATCGAACGGCCAAGGTTTACTATGTGGGAATTAATAGTTAAGAACGGTGTACCACCAACACAATTACAGCGATATTGCTGCCGTGAGTTAAAAGAAAAAGGTGGCGAAAATCGAATGTCAATAACCGGGGTAAGATGGGCCGAATCGGTCAGACGGTCAAAAGCAAGGGCAATGCTTGAAAAGTTTGGCAAAGATAAGATTTTGTTTAATGATAATGATGATACAAGGAAAATGATTGATATCTGCCAACTAAAATCAAAAAGAATTTTGAACCCAATTATTGATTGGAAAGATGGCGAAGTTTGGGATTACCTGAATTTAAGAAAAATTAAACATTGTCAACTATACGATCAAGGATATTACAGGTTGGGTTGTGTAGGTTGCAGTATGGGTAATAAAGAACAAAGATTACGGCAGTTTGCCCGTTGGCCCAAATATTATCAAGCCTATTTAAGAGCCTTTGACCGGATGCTAACACAAAGAGAGAGACGGGGCAAAACAACAAAATGGCATACCGCTCAAGATGTAATGGATTGGTGGATTTACGAAATGCCAAAAGCGGACCCGGATCAATTAGAACTTTTTGAAAATTAAATATAAACGATTTAAACCCCAAAATTAGGCGATAAAAATTCTAAAGGTAAATTCATAAGCGGAAGGTGTTTCAAAACAGATTTGACACCAAAGAATCGTTTCTGGATACATTGCAATCGGGTAAACGGATTGCAGATTTTAAAAAAGCATAAACCAAACAAGTTATCGGCATGTTATGGGAAAACTTAATACCAAAATTTGGAGGTTAACTAAATGTTTAAATTTAGCGGGCACGATATAAACGGTAATCGTCACATAGGATTGTTGGCCGAATCAAAGGGATATAAAGGGCAACCGGAAAAAGGATTTTACATTTCGAACGATGCTGGAAGCCCGTGGGCATATCAAGTGAGAGCAGAAACCGTATCACCCGGTATTGAATTTGATGGTAAGTGGTATTTTATAGGTGATTTGGTGACTGCGGTTTGGTACGACTATGAAGAACCAGCAAAGGAAACTACCGGAGAAATTATTTTTAACAAAGAATGGAATTGTTTTTGCATTTGGGACGAAGCAAATAAGATTTTAAATGATTTGAATGCACAGGATTATTATTATTGGACTTTAGAAAAGTTTGGTAACAAATGGGATAATCCAGAATTGGAGGTGTGATAAGAAATGAGCCAATTAGATAAGTGCAAAAGTTGCTCAAATTATATAATAAAAGACGAATATTCCAACGGAGTTTTTTATGGGTGTAAAATTGGAAGAGCATTGAATATTCCATGTAACATGTACGTGCCTAAGATTTTGACCGAAAAATTAAATAATATAGATGGTAGGATATTAAACGATGGGGAGGACAAAATGAAAAAAGATGTTAACAAGTGGGACAACCCAGAGTTGGAGGTGGAAAAATGATGATGGGATGTTTTGTTATTGTTTTTGCAATTATTGGAATAAGTATTATAGACACATTAAAAAATATAGAAACGGCTATTAAACAATGCAACAAGGAGAACGTCAATGAGAACCACAACAGTTAAACCGCCAACAACAAAGCGTAAAAATGCAGCATATAACAGATTCGCGACAATTGACACGGAAAATAAGAGAGAAAGGAAGTGGAGAAATGGAGAACCGAATAAGCGCAACTCAATATCGGGAAATGATATCAAAAAAACCGTCAAAGATGCGGAATATCAAGACGGTAATCGACGGGATATTGTTCGATAGCCAAAAGGAAGCGGATCATTATTGCGAACTAAAGTTTTTAAAACAGCGAGGGGATATAATTGATTTTTTTATGCAAGTACCATTTTTGGTACACGAAGGATATTACAAAGATGCTGAATGGGTAAAGCCGATTTATTATAAGGCAGACTTTGTTGTAATCGGAAGAATAAAAATGCAGTTAAAAGGAATGTTTGTGATGGAATCAGCAATACCAATGCAAATTCACGAAGTTAAAGGGCGCTGGACCCGGACGGCAATCGACAAGCGCAAAATGTTTGAAAAACGATATCCGGAATATGAATTTATTGTGATATGAGATGATATACGTGACAAAACTCGTGAATATAGGTATGGGAATAAAAGAGTTTAGGAGGGGTTGAAATGATTGAAATAGGGCCTAATTTATACCATTCAATTTGCATAATTGGGTTGGATTGTTTGGCGATTATTGTAATTTGGAGGTGGTTTAAATGAGAAACGCGCAGAAAGATTTGGAATTATTTATGAAAGAAAAATTTTGGCCAAAAGTGACAAAAACAGAAACATGTTGGATTTGGAATTGCTCTAAAAACAGCAATGGCTACGGCAATGTTTGTTACAAAGGAAAAACAAGTTACACTCATAGATTATCATATGAATTTAACAATAATTGCGTCATTCCTAAAGGCTTATGTGTTCTGCATAAATGCGATAATCCTTCATGCGTCAATCCAGAACATTTGTTTTTGGGAACTCCCAAAGAAAATTCGATTGATTGCAGAAACAAAGGGAGAACCGGAGCGTATCCCCATCCAGAAAAAGTTCCATACGGCAGCAAACACGGAAGGGCAAAATTGACCGAGAATGACGTAAAAGAAATAAAAAATATGATAAATGATGGGCAAAAATCAATTGATATTTCAAGAAAGTATAATGTTGATCCGTCGACGGTGGGCTTAATAAAAAGAGGGGTGAATTGGAAACATGTGTCATAAAAGAGACTCTAAAAAAGATTTACAAATATGTTCAGCCGCAACGCCGGGGCCGTGGATATATCTTTTTGGAGATAGGTTTATATATACAAAACTTGAAGATGGTTGTCGTGGGAAACAAATAGCTAATGTAGAGTTTGGAAAACCTGAAGACACTAACTTCATCGCAGAATCCCGCAAGGCATTGCCGTATTGGATAAAAAGAACGATTGAGGCGGAAAGGCTATTGAAAGCGACTTATCCCTATTTACACGAAATATACGATGACGAAAATCAAATAAGAATAGCGATTGGAAAGTTTTTAGGAGGTGGTGAGGGGTGAACAAACAAACCAGACAAGCAGTATATAACAAATATGGCGGACATTGCGCGTATTGTGGGAATGAGATCGAAATTAAAGATATGCAAGTCGATCACATCATCCCACAAAGATTGGGTGGAACTGACAGTATTACAAATCTAAACCCTGCTTGTCGCAGATGTAACCATTATAAAAGAGCGCATTCTGTATTAAGATTTAAAAAATTAATGTTAACTCTACATGATAGGATAAGAAAAAATTATATTTGCAAAGTGGCAGAAGATTATGGAATTATCACGGTCAAAGAATGGGATGGGAAGTTTTATTTTGAAAAGGTTGGGGGCAGCGATGGATGACTGACATGACCGATACCGAAAAACTCGAAATTTGCAAGCGTCTTTTCGCTGCCGAACATTGTCAGTTTAAGGAATGCAACAAAGATTGTTTTGAGTGCATTTTGAAGAGGTATAATAAGCTTATGGAGGTTAAAAATGATATGGACAGATAGCGAAATAGAGGATTTATACCGGCGATATCATTATAATCAAAGCGTATTAATGCTGTTAGAACCATCCATAACAAGCCAATTGAGAATGGATAAAGCTTCGGGAGGAACCGAATATAGCAAGATGGAACTAATGGCAATAAGGCGAGCGCAAGCTAATATTGATATTAAAATAGTCGAAGCTTGTTTGCGATTTATGAATCAAGACGAAAGGGAATACATAAACCTGCGATACAACGAAGATTTAGATGTTAAAATTGTGTCAGGATGTATGAGATGCAGCGTAGAAAAGGTTTATTACTTAAAAAGACGGGTGATAAAAAAAACTAGGAAGTTATTGACGTTATAAAAAAAGACCCCCGGTTTAGGCCGGGGGGAATTTGTTAAGCTATTATCAACTTATACATTGTATCTATAATTACAAAACGCTTTTTTTGACTTGTGCTTTCGCGTATTTTTTTAACCGCGCTTGCAAAAGCACTACGAAAAACATTACGTGAAATGCTGCCGTGGCCAAGAAACTCTAAAACTGCTTTGACGTCATTTTCGTCAATTTTGTGCTTGACGTTTGACGCCTGAATCAAATCAGAAAGATCATAATAGTCAAAAGCAATACCTGTAATTTTTGTTTTTGTAATATCCGCATGGCCTATTTGGCCATTGATACATGCCAGTATCATTTCGTCCCTTAATTGGCCTAACACTATTTTAAAATGCATAGCATTGTTTAAAGCCAATTCCACAAACTTCTTTTCTTCTTCATTTAATCCTCTGATTACAGGATCGAATAACCAATTCATTAATTCTCCCATTTTATTACCTCCTTCGCCGGGGCTACCGGCTTATTTTTTAGATTTTTTGTAATCTTGGACGTCTACGATAATTTGTGACCTTAGATATTCGGAACGGTTTTTGTATCCGTAGTCAAGCAACATTTCATCCAATTCAGCAGCCAGTTTTTTATCGAGATTAAATATTACTTTGGTTTCTCCGGTGTGATTTTTTCCGCCCATGGGTTGCCTCCTTTAAAAATTATTGCTGCGTAAAAGTAAGGTTAAAACAATAAAGATTACCATTTGTATCAACAAAACTAACGTGAGCTTTGTTTTTAGCGATAACATAACTGTCATACCAAATATTACTATCGATTTGATACAATTCTTTTCCTTGATACAATACCGGAATTTTGTTATCGATGTAAACGCGAAAACCTTCGTTTGCTTCGCAATAAATATAGTGTTCTTCAATCTCAATTATATGAGTGTTTTTATACCCATGCGTGTCAATCATTAAATCCCGGTGAAATTCGGCGTCTTGCTTGTCGTCTGAAACATGGACGATAACCTCCTGCCCAGTATATAGGTCAAAACATACTTTGTACTTTTTTTCAGTCTTAATCATTTTTTTCCTCCTTAATAATTTTTTCCGCGACAGTAACCGGGGCAACCATCAAGGCTTTTACACTTGTCAATAATTTCTTGAGCCAAAAGAGAATCAATAACAAAATTGTAATTACTTGCGTTCATTTCATTAATGGTTCCCGGATACCATCCGCTATCTGACTTTAAAATAATTTTAACGTCTGGAGAAATCGGTTCTTCCATTAAGACTTCATTTGAAAGATAGTAATATTTGGGATTAAGGCTAAGATAATAAATGCTTTCTGCGTCATTTGTTTTGCCCTTGCTAATTATAATCGTTTTCATTTGTTTGATACGCTCCTTTCTATTTCCAGTCCCCTTCTTAGGGCGGGTTCCCGCGACTCTCCTGTGGGAGAGTTTCGGCCTGTACCCAGCAGGCCATCGTCGGGCGGGGATTAGTCCGCAAAAAGTTTTGACTCAGGGCCATTTGGGAAAATATACTCAACATTATTTTCGCGGAATATCTTCCGGACGGAACCGCTTTTTAATGTTACAGTTTTGTTGGTCCTTTTGGTGATTGTACATTCGGCTGGCATTAATTTTCCTGTCACGAAATTGATTTGGTTATATCGGTATATTTTGCCGATAACAAATTCCACGTCTAACACTTCCTTTCTAGTCCCCTTCTCAAGGATGGGCCTCGCGGCCCTGCACGATTCTTACGCCGACTGGGTTAATTTAGATATACCCTTCCTCCATATAAGTTTATATAAAATCCCATTTCCTTTAAATCAAAAAACACTTTTGTTTCTTTACCATCTACCTGCGCTTTGAAATTATCATTAACGCAAATTTTATGCCCGAAAACATTGATTATTTTCACTTTCCCGTCCCCTTTCGTTCGTTTCTTGATTACATTTACATTATAAACCCGCATGGGTATAATGTCAATACCCAATTTAAAAATATTGCAGATTTTTTGCAGATTATTTAAAGTGACTTTTACTAAAATGATGGTTTATAATAACAAGTGGGAGTTAGATTATCACATATTGTTTTACAAATCAGCATTTTTTGAAGCCGCAATCTATATAGCGAGCGGCACACACTAAAGCATCGGGAAACCGGTGCTTTTAAATTTGTTTAGGAGGGATTAAAATGCCTTATAAATCTGACGCTCAACGTAGATGGGCGCATACCAGAGCAGGTACTAAAGCGCTCGGCAAAGAGGCAGTGAAAGAATTTGATAAAAAGAGTAAGGGCAAGGATCTGCCAGAGAAAAAGAAAAAGAAGTAGGGGTGAATAAAATGAAAACCATGCAAGAAGCGTTGAAAGAGCACAATGAAACCTTTTTATCATTAAATGAAAGAGAAGCACAAAGAATTTTAGATTATCTTTTGTTTTTGTCTATAATTGCGGCTGAATCAATTGAAGAAAAAAGCGGTAAAGATGCAATTATTAATGGAAGTAATAATTTAAGGGAAATGCTAGTTAATAAACGCAATGAAAAATGTGAATGTGTTGAAGAAAACAATGTGAATGTGTTGAAGAAGATGCTGAACAGAGGTGATTAAAATGGAAGAGAAAGGAAAAGGAGGAAGACCAACAGAGTATAAAGAGGAATATAACAAATTGGTTTATAAGCTCTGTTTATTAGGCGCTATAGATAGAGAGATTGCGGAAATTATTGGAGTAAGCGAACAAACATTAAATGCCTGGAAACAAATTTATCCTCAATTTCTTGAGTCCATAAAAAATGGAAAAGTAATTGCTGATTCCGAAGTTGCAAATAGCCTGTTCAAAAGGGCAAGGGGATACCAATTTAAAGAAAAAACTTATGAAGATGGAGCGCTTCGGAAAGAGGTATTAAAAGACATTGCTCCCGATACCGGCGCAGCTATGGCCTGGTTAAAAAATCGTCAATCGGCCAAATGGAGAGACAAGCAAGAGATTGAGATTATAGATGACAAAGCAAACTTGCTAAAAGCTGCCAGGGAGCGTGTTCTGAATGGAAAAAGAGAAGATTGATTACGAGCAAGAGTTAATCAACGACATAGCATTGTTTGAAAAAGACCCTCTAGGATTTGTTTATTATGCCTTTCCATGGGGCGAAAAAAGTCTCAAAGATAAAGAACCTGAAGAATGGCAAATAGAGCTTCTGAACCAAATAAAAAGCAAATTAGAGCAAGGAGAAAGTGTAAACGAAGTAATCCAAACCGCAGTAGCATCAGGCCATGGGATTGGGAAATCAGCTCTCGTTGCGTGGCTTATTTTATGGGCAATATCGACTTACGATGATTCCAAAGGAGTTGTCACGGCCAACACGGATCGTCAGCTGATGACTAAAACGTGGCCGGAGTTAACCAAATGGTATCAGATGTGCATTACAAAACATTGGTTTAAATGTACTGCTACGGCCATTTATTCCGCTGAAACGGAACACGAAAAGACTTGGAGAATCGATGCAATCCCTTGGAGTATCAGCAACACAGAGGCGTTCGCGGGGCTGCACAATGAAGGTAAACGAATTATTGTTATATATGACGAAGCGTCTGCTGTTGATGATAAAATCTGGGAGGTTACAGAGGGAGCTTTAACTGACGCCAACACTCAAATTATATGGTGTGTATTTGGTAATCCAACACGTAACACAGGACGTTTTAGAGACTGTTTTAGGCGACTAAAGCACAGATGGTTTACTAAGCAAATTGATAGTCGTACAGTCAATATAACCAACAAAGAACAGCTACAAAAGTGGATTGACGATTATGGCATTGATTCCGACTTTGCAAAAGTACGTGTTCGTGGTATGTTTCCGTCAATGTCTGCTAAGCAATTTATATCCGTTGAAGACGTTGATATGGCGTTCGGAAAGCATTTACGAGAGGAGCAATTTAATTTTGCTCCTAAAATTTTGTCCGTCGAACCGGCCTGGGAAGGTGATGATCCTTTAATCATTGGTATCAGGCAAGGGTTAGCTTTTAGAATCCTTCGTAAGATACCTAAAAACGACAATGATATTGAGATTGCAAACATTGTCGCGCAGCTTGAAGACTTGGAACAGGCAGATGGAGTTGTAATTGACCAAGGATATGGAACCGGTATCGTAAGCGCCGGCAGAACAATGGGTAGGGATTGGATGTTAGTTTGTTATTCGTCTTCAAGCCCGGAGCCTGGATATAAAAATCTTAGGGCTTATATGTGGGGAAAGATGAAAGAATGGCTTAAATCAGGTGGAGCGATCCCGTCCGACCAGGAAATGTATGATGACTTAATTGGACCGGAAACGATTCCCACAATGGATGGGGTTATTCAACTTGAGGCTAAAAAAGATATGAAAGCACGGGGGATTCCAAGCCCTAACAAGGGTGATTGTTTGGCACAAACATTCGCTTTTAATATTCAAAAAAAGAATAAAAATCCATTTAGCAAAGGTAACCTAAAATTCGCAGTACACGAAATTGATTTATGGGGGTGATGACATGGGAGCGGCAGCAGGAGCGGTATGGTCGGGAGTAAAAGCGTTGGGTTCTTGGTTATTTAAATCACAAGCGGGCCAGGCGGTACTGGGAGCGGCAGCAGGAGCAGCGGCGTCAAGCGCCATGACTCCAAAACCGGAAACGCCGGAAATCAAGGTAGCGCCAACGGTAACACCAACAGCGGCAAAGGATATCACTACAGCCAAGCAAGAGGAGAGGCGCAAACAAAAACTAAAGCAGGGACTTGCCGCAACGATGAAAACAGGCGGTATGGGATTGACTTCGAGAGCAAATATAAATAAGCCAGTGCTAGGCACTACCAACACCGGTAAAAAGACTTTGTTAGGGCAATGAGGTGGTTGAATGGATATGTCAAGGACACCATACCAAAGACGATTTGATGATATAAAAAACAAATACACAATATGGAAGCCCGTGTTCCGGGATATATCCGAGTTGATATTACCAGAAGGCGGGTTTTTTGATGATGATAATCCAAATCAAAATATCGAAATTAATTATAAAAAAATGTTAGATGGTAGACCGGCCAATTATGCAACAATATTTGCTTCAGGGATGCAATCCGGCATGACTTCTAAAGCTTCACAATGGTTCGAGGTTACAACAATTGATGATGACTTGGCAAAATGGAAACCAGCTAGAGAATGGTTCGAAAAGGTCAGAAATATCCTTATGGGCATATTTGAGGCGTCAAACATTTATCGGGACTTTTATAATGTCTATCTGGAAAATGGTGTATTTGGAACTGGCTGTATGGCCGTTTACTATGACTACGAAAATATAATCAGGTCAGAGAGTCACACCATTGGAGAGTATTTTGCCGATGTCAACCAATACGGAAAAGTTGATACTATTTGCAGATATATCAATATGACAGTAGCTAATGTAATTGCTAGTTTTGGTTTAAATAATGTAAGCAACGCTGTTAAAAAACTTTATGATGACAACAATCTTTCAGAATATATCAAGGTTTGTCAATTGGTTGAACCAAACGACGGACGGCAACCATTCAAAAAAGATTCGGCTAATATGAATTTCCGTTCTGTATACTGGGAAGACGGCAGTGATTTAGATAAAATACTTCGATATTCAGGATATAATAGGTTTCCGTATATGGTTCCAAGGTGGAAAACTAGAACGACAGCAGAAGCATATGGCAGAGGTTCTCCGGGGTGGAGAAGCCTGGGGGATAGTAAGACCCTTCAAGAGTTTAACAAGTATCAACTGCACGGCATTGCGAGAGCAGCAGATCCACCTTTGCAAATTATTGGAGATATATCAGGCGGAGTTTTAAATTCGCTTCCGGGAGCGGCAAATTTTATACGCTCAAATGATAGAGCCGGGATTAGCTCATTATATGATAACAATTTCTTGCAAGGTTTACAAAACTTAGACAACGCAATTTTAGCCAAGCAACAAAAGATTGCAGAGTTTTTCTTTGTCGACCTTTTTAAAATGCTCAATAGCATAGACAGGCCGCAAATGACCGCGCGAGAAGTCGCAGAACGTCATGAGGAAAAGTTGATGGTATTGGGGCCGATTTTAGACAGTGAAGAAGAGGAACATTTAGACCCGTGTATTGAAATGGCCTATGAAATTGCATTGGAAAATAATGCAATTCCCCCTCCGCCAAAAGAACTTGAAGGCCAGGAATTAAAGATTGAGTTTACATCAATTCTTGCTCAAGCTCAAAAAATGGTAGGAACGGCAAATATAGAACAGTTTGTTGCGTTTGCTGGCGGGCTGGCAGCCGCCAATCAAGAAGTACTTGACGGTATTGACTTTGACGAAACATTATCCGAGTATGGCGATAAGGTTAATTTCCCGGCAAATTGCTTACGGTCCAAAGAGCAAATTGCCGAACTTAGACAAGCTCGTAATCAGGCTATACAACAGCAGCAACAGATGGAGCAAGCCGCCGCGATGGTTCAAGGGGCAAAGGTATTGAGCGAGACGGACACGGGTGGAAATAACGCTTTAACTGCACTCCTAAATGCTCCTGGGGGTATGTGATGGATAATCAAACATTACAAGCCTTATTGAATGGTCGTCAAAAAGAACGCGCTATTGACAATTATAAATCAATACTGGAAACAGAAGCCGGAAAACATGTAATCTATCAATTGATTCAGTTATCCGGCTTTTTTGATGAAAAATTTCATGGCAATAGTAAGGATATTTTTGATAAAGGACGGAGAGTAATTGGGACTTACATTTATAACATGGTTATCGAATCATGCGGATTTGCAAAGCTGGATGAAATGGTTCAGCTTGCAAAAAGGCTTGAAGAGGATGAAAGAAAGTTTATCAAAACTATAAAGGAGGAATAAAAAATGTCTGATGAAGTGGAAGTCAATGGAGCGCAAAATCACATTGAAACTCCTGCGACCGAAGAGAATCAAGCAGAAACAAAACAAACGTTAATCAATAGCGCGACTGCGGAGGTCGAAGAACCGGAAACCACGGAAGGAGTCGAGGAAAATCCCGAAGAGAAACCGGAAGGCGCTCCCGAAGACTACGGCGACTTTGAAATGGGAGAAGGGGTTGAAATTGTCCCGGAACTCATGGATAAGGCTAAAGGTCTTTTTAAAGAGCTAAACCTTACTAAAGAGCAAGCCCAAAAGCTTGTGGGAGTCCAAACTGAAGCAGTACAGACGATGGTAAAAACATTGCAGGACAATTGGACTAAACAGGTTAGCGAATGGGAAACCGAGACCATTAAAGAGCTTGGGGCGGATTATAAAAAAGAACTTGCTTGCGCCGCAAAAGTGCGCGATCGGTTTTTTGATGATGACCTAAAAAAACTAGTCGATGAATCCGGTTTGGGCAATAATCCTGCATTGGTTCGCGCAATGATTAAAATTGGAAAAACAATCAGTGAAGATGTTCCGCCAAACGGAAGGCCGGGAAGCGGAAACAAAAAAGACTTTCTTGATGATTTATACCCATCAATGAAAGATTTCAAATAAACGCTTAAAGAGCGTTTTTATTTTACTTAAATTTAAGGAGGAATAAAAAATGTCTGAATTAGGGGATGCTGTAACATTACTTGATATTTGGCGTAGATTAGATCCCAATGGAAATATTGATTCAAAAATTGCCGAGTTGTTAACTGAAACAAATGAAGTTCTTGAGTTCCTGCCGTGGAAAACATCCAATCAAACCATGTCGGAACTAATCACTGTAAGAACTTCCGAACCTTCCGGCGAATGGTTTCAATACAACGAAGGTTTTACCACCGGGAAAAGCACTACCACTCAACAAACTGAAATTTGCGGAATGCTTGGACGTTACTCTGAGATTGATTATGAAATGCTAAAATTAAATAATTTTGACAAAAAGTTTCGTTTTTCTGAGGAAAAGGCGTTTGTGTCCGGCTTATCCAAAGACATGGCGGAAGCGTTCTTTTATTCAAATCATAGTTTGAATGCAAAAAAACCTCATGGTCTCTCTCCTAGGTATTCTGCTATTAGCTCGGTCGAAACCAATATTGGTTATAACGTTTTAAGTGGAGGCGGAGAGGGTGAAGACAACACTAGCGTTTGGCTAGTAGGATTTAGCCCAGAAACCGTTTATGGTATTTATCCGAAAGGTACTAAACCGGGCTTAAAAATTGAAGACCTTGGAAGAGACACCAAAACAGAGAACGGCAAAATGCGCGAAGTGGTTAAATCTTATTTTACCTGGTATTGTGGTTTCTCGGTTAAAGATTGGCGCTATGCGGTTCGTATTGCAAATATTGATAAATCAGATTTAGCAACCGCGGGAGATAATACCGATACCAGTTGCAATTTAATCAAACTTATGATTCAAGCCATTGATCGAGTTCCTCCGGATTTGCCGGTTAGATTGGCGTTTTTTGCCCGCAATCATGTTCATACCGCTCTTAAATTAAAGCTACTTGAAAAAGGTAACCTATGGCTTAACATGGAGGATTTCACTACCGCAGGAAGCATTGTTCGTAAAAAGTTGTCTTTTATGGGTATTCCGGTTTGCCGCGTTGATAGACTTTCTGATGCGGAATCAATTGTAACCTAAGGGGGGCCGAACAATGGCATACGATTTCACTCAATTTGTGGGAAGTCAAAGACAAAAATTAAATTCTGTTTTTGACATTACTACTGGTCATGACCATGATGGAGTCAACTCTAAAATGGTTAGCATTGGAACTCCATCGGCTTTAAGTGTTATAAATGCAAGCGTGGCGGCGGATGCCGCAATTGCGTATAGTAAATTAGCCCAATTAACCACGAACCATATTTTAGCCGGAGTTGGAAATGTACCGACCGTTTGTAGCATTGCCGGAGATGTTACGATGACCGCAACCGGAACTACTGCTACTTTTGCTATAGCGTCTAACTCGATTGTTAATGATGATATTAATTCCGCAGCGGCAATTGCGTGGTCTAAACTAGCAGCAAGTGGCGACGTTAACACTAGCGGTCAAGTTGTAGATCTAACCATTTCCAGTGAAGCACAAGGCGACATTCTTTATCGCAATGCTACTAACTGGGTAGGTTTGGCCGCTGGTTCCTCTGGACAAGCTTTAATTACCTCCGGACCGGGAAGCAATCCTTACTGGGGAACTCCTTCCGTAGGGGTTTCTTCGGCTTTAGCTAATTCGGTAACAGCCGAAGCCGGAGCGAATGATTATACTATTGCGTTCGGCACGGCCGGTGGTGCTTATACTTTGACAGTTCCGGCTGTCGGAGGTAGCAGAACCTTCGCCTTTATTGATCAGGCACAAACTTTTAGTGCAGTACAGACTTTTTCTCAAACGGGATTATTATTGCAAGGCGGTGATGCTAATGCCCTTAATTTAAAAATCAACGAGACTTTAACCGGTGCTAAAACTCTTAATATTAAAGTCAATGATACGGATAGAACCATTGATTTAGGAGGCAATTTGACCATTGCCGGTTCTTGGACTCAGACCGGGGCACACACCATTGGATTAACAACCACCGGTAACACTACATTGACTTTGCCGACCACCGGAACCTTGGCAACTGTTAACGGAGCTTTGGGAACTGCTACCGCTACCTCAATTAATAAGGTTACATTGACCGCTCCGGCCGCTGGATCAACTTTGACAATTGCAGACGGAAAGACTTTAACAGCCAATGCAAGCTTGACCCTGACGGGTACGGACGGCAAAACACTAACTTTAAGTAATACGATGACTCTTGCGGCCGGTGCAGATGGACAAACTTTTACTTTTCCAGCGGTAGGATCTACCGTGTTAACTACTGACAGCACTGCTACATTAACCAACAAAACGTTTGACTGCAACGGAACAGGAAATGTATTAAGCAATGTAAACGCAAGCGAATTAGATCCAATTACTCCTGGACTTTCAACTATAGGTATTCCATTTACCATCACTTTTGACCTTAGCAATGAAGCAGCGGCTGTTGATGTGTTTGCTTCAAATGCGCCATTTAAATTTATAGTCAAACACGCCTATAGTATTGCAACAAGCGCGGACGGAGGGAGTTGGAAATTAAACAACGGAGCATTAGGAGTGGGCACGGATATTACTAATGCTGTAACAGTGGCGGCGAACGATCAAGACTATGACGAACCAACAGATTATGATGATTCTGCATGGGAAATTGCCGCGAATGGAAGTTTGTCGATCGTTCCGGATGGTGCCGGATTATTAGATTGCCGAATTTACATTGAATGTTTAAGAGTTGATTAAGGAGGATTTTATGAGTAATGAATTATTAGGTAACATAGTCGCTACTAAAGCGGCTATTTTTGATTGTATTAAAAATATCGAATTAGAGACGGCGAGAAAAAATTCGTTGTTACAAAGTCTTGCCAATCTCGAAGAACAAGCAAACGAAAAGGAGGAAGAAAAATGATTGATTATCAAGAAAGATTTAGTGATGCACAAGCAATCACTGTAGACGCGGCTAGTACTAATTATATCGATACGCAAGTCGCCGGTCGAGCTTACGATGAACAGTGGTTGGAAGTAATGGTTAATACTACATTTGATACCTCTGGAGAGGCAGGAACGCTTGTTATTAAGCTTCAAACTGATTCCGATTCTGCATTTGGTTCTGCTACTGATTTGTATACTAGCGCTTCGTTTGCCGAATCTGCTCTTGTGGCTGGTGCCAAACTTATACAAATGAGGCTTCCAGAAGGATTGGAAAGATATATCCAGCTTTATTTTGATGTCAATAATTCTGACGCATTTACCGCAGGAAAAGTTGACGCTTACCTAACCGGAGCGCCGAGGTTGTCATAATGAATACCTATAAAGCGATTAGGAACAGCTTTGGTTATCTTAATAAGTACTGGAAAACCGGAGAAACGGTCGAAGCTAAATCGTTACCAAATAAACATTTTGAATTGGTAGGTGAAAAAGTTGCCAAAGAAACAAAACCAGAGCAAAAACCAAATGATGAAACAGCAGATGCCAAAGAAAAAGAAATAATTAAGAAACGAAAGTATAACAAACGGCGGGCCTAAAAACCCGCCTTTTCCTTTTATGGGGAGGAATAAATCATGGCAGACAAAACGGAAATTTGTAACTTGGCTTTAGCTGAGTTGTCGGTGGATACCATTACTTTGTTCGGAGAAGATTCTGAACCAGGAAGAAAATGTAGATTATTTTGGGATACTACGCGCAGAACCGTATTAACTGATTACAATTGGTCTTTTGCTAAAAAAATATTTGCTCTTTCCGAATCATCTAACGATTCTGTGATTAATTGGTTATACGCCTATGTTTGTCCTTCTGATTGCGTCATACCAAGAAAGTTGTTTATCGAATCTTCGGACGAATCTCAAAATTTTGATGTTATGCATTCGAGTGAAGGAAGTCAATTGATTATAGTTGCAAATACTCCAAATGCTTATTTGGAATATACTGCCGATATTATCGATACTACTTTATTTGATAGTTCATTTGTCGAAGCGTTAAAATACAATTTAGCCGCAAAGTTAGCCAAATCTTTGACTGGTAACGACAATCTTAAAAAAGATATGATACAGCTTTATATAGCCGCTGTTGACACCGCAAAACGCAATAATAATCTTCGCAATTACAAAAAACCCGATATCACAAAAAATTCACCCTTTTATGATTGTAGGTGATGTAAATGAAAGTAATATTACCTTCTTGGGCAGGTGGAGAATTAGCACCGTCTATGTACGGCAGGGTGGACCTAGAGAAATATAATATATCCTGTAAAAAGCTAAAAAATTTTATAGTGCATAGTCACGGTGGAGCGTCAACCAGACCAGGAACGCAATATATAGCAAATACTAAAAGCAACGGTGTCGCAAGAGTTATTCCTTTTGAATTCTCTACAGAACAAGCTTATATAATTGAATTTGGAAATCAATACATCCGGTTTTATAAAGATGGCGGTCAAATTATTAGTTTATCAGTTCCTTACGAGATATCTTCGCCATATTTGGCGGCGGATTTGCCGTTGATTAAATATACTCAATCGGCAGACGTTTTATATCTAGTGCATCCCAAATATGCGCCAAGAACTTTAACTAGATATGCCCATGACAATTGGGTTTTATCTTTATTTGACTTTAAAAATGGGCCTTTTCAGTCAGACAATTCTGATTCAGCTAAAAATATTACTCCATCAGCGACTACCGGCACAATCAATTTAACTTCTGATTTTGATATATTCGAATCCGGGCATGTCGGATCATTATTTAAAATAGTTCATGATATCGAAGCCTCGACTCTTGCAGAAACAAAGACAGGTTCGGGAACCGGAACGGCAATAACTATTCCGGCAAATGAAATAACACCTATTACTTGGCGCTTTATTACCCACGGAACATGGACGGGGAAAATTAGCATTGAAAGGTCTTTTGATGGCGGATCAACTTGGAAAAAGATTCAGTCTTATTCTTCTGCCAATGATTATAATGTCACTACTTCGGGAACAGAAGAAGAGAGTTGTCAATTAAGGGTTAATGTTTATGATTGGACTTCCGGAAGCCTTTCGTATGATTTTTTTATTGATTCATATGAACACTCCGGGATAGTAAAAATAGCTACTGTAACGGACGCCAGAACGGCGACGGCGACAGTTATAACCGCTTTGGGCGGAACAACAGCTACTGATATATGGGCGGAGTGTTCGTGGTCAGATGTCAAAGGATGGCCGTCATGCATTGAATTTTATCAAGAACGCTTGTGCTTTGGTGCTACGGACAACGAACCTCAAATGATATGGGGAAGCCAAATTGGCGACTATGTTAATTTTGGAGTATCATTTCCGCTTTTAGACACAGATAGGATATTGGCTCCATTACCTTCAAGGAAAGTTAACAGGGTTAGAAGCATGATAAGCCTTGACGAAATTATTGTTTTAACATCAGATTCAAATTGGGTTGTCGGTCCGGGTGGAACAAAAGGGGCGTTTACTCCAAACAACAAAAGAACGATCAAACAAGGAACCGGAGGAAGTAACGATGTAACTCCCGCCGAAATTAACGATAGAATAATTTATATTCAACCTCAAAGCTCCGTCGTCAGAGATTTGGGTTATTCGCTTGATAGTGATAACTACACTGGAAATATTCTTTCAATTATGGCGAATCATTTAACAAGAGGATATCAAATTGTCGAAATGGTTTATCAGCAAGACCCTGACAGTATTGTTTGGATGGTTCGTGACGATGGGATTCTGTTGGGAATGACTTATCTACGAGAACAACAAGTGTTGGCATGGCATTGGCACGAAACGCAAGGAGAGTTCGAAAGCGTTGCCGTTATACCAGGTGACGGCTATGATGAAGTGTGGTTTGTCGTTAAACGAGGTGATCAACGTTTTGTAGAACGTATGGTTAATCGCATGGAATCAACAGATACAGAAGATCAAATTTGCATGGATTGCGCTTTGACTTATTCCGGAGCAGCAACGGCGACGTTAACAGGCTTGACTCATTTGGAAGGGCTTAAAGTGGCTGTTTTGGGTGATGGTTTTGTATATGGCAATTACAGCGACGGGCCAATTGTTTCAAGCGGTCAAATAACGCTTTCAAACCCGGTTTCATTGGCGCATGTCGGATTATCTTATGTATGCGATTTGCAGCCTTTAAACATCGAAATACAGCTTAATAACGGTACATCACAAGGAAGACGCAAACATATTTCAAAATTAACTTTGCGCTTTGAAAATTCTCTCGGTGGATGGTATGGGCCGGACGAAAATCATTTAGACCAAACTGTATTTCGTTCAAACGAACCAATGGGAAGCCCAATTCCTCTTTATACAGGCGATAAAGAGTTAACGATGCGAGCGGTTTATTCGGCAGAAAATACTTTTTTTGTAAGACAGATCGATCCGCTTCCAATGACAATATTAGCAGCAATAATAGAGGTGGAATATGGTAATTAACATGTTTAAAAAAGGCAATTTCGAAATCAGGGATTCGGTTCAGAGCGATATCGAATCCCTTTCTTGTACTATGCGCAAGTTTGATAAAGAAGAGGTTTGGGCACAATCTCATAGCACTCCGAGAGAGGCTTTGCAGCATTCTTATGATAATTCAGAAATAGCTTTAACTGCATTTTGGAAAGGCAAAATTGTTGGTATGTTTGGAATTAGACCAAAGTCATTAATAAGCGATCGGGCTATTGTTTGGCTTTTAACGTCCGACGAAGCATCTAACATGAAACTTTCATTTATGAAATATAGCAAAAAGGTTATTGGTATGTTTCTAAACCTATATCCGATATTGGAAAACTATGTCGATTCAAGATATGTAGATAGTGTTAAATGGCTTAAATGGTGCGGATTTGAGATTGGAGAAGCAGAACCACATGGAGTTGATAAGGTTCCATTCCATCATGCGATGATTAGGAGAAAAAACCAATGAAAATGAGCAAAATTATTGATTTTCAATCAGCCAAGGAAGAAAAAACGCCGCATTCGTCAGGAAAAGCTCGTTGCCTTGATTGTAAACATGAATGGGAAGCGGTTGCTTTAGTAGGTACGGAATGGTTGGAATGTCCTAAATGCCATAATAAAAAAGGCCGTTTTATATATCACTTTGAACCGGAAAATTTTGTAAAATGGACTTGCAACTGTGGAAATGATTTATTTTATGCAACTCCGTATGGCTACTTTTGCCCTAATTGTGGAACATGGCAATCAGGTTTTTAAGGAGGAATTAGCATGGGACAAAATTTTTTAAAACAAGAAAATGTTGAAAACATCGGGCTTGCTTTAAATATTGGCGGAGGAATTTATAGTGCAAGTCAAGCCGTCCAAGAAGGCCAAGCCGAACAAGCTTATTATAATACTTTAGCGCAAATAACTGAGCGGCAAGCAAGTAATGTCCAGCAAGCCGCTTCGCGAGATATTGCAGCTCTTAATAAAGAGGGCAAAGTTTTCAAGGCTAGCCAAACCGCGGCGTCCGCAGCTTCTGGGATGACCGGCCAAGCCTTGGAAGACTTGCTTATGGATACTACTACCAAAATGAAACTTGACGAATTGGCAATCAAACAGAATGCAAGTAGTCAAGTTATCGATTTGCAAAACCAAGCTTTGTTTAGCCGGGTTTCCGGTAAATATGCGGCACGAGCTGGAAGGGCAAAAGGATACGCCACTTTATTAGGAACGGCCGGGCAAGTTGCTGATTATTGGTACAAGCGCAAACAACAAGGGGGTTGATATAAATGCAAGTTCCCGTTTATCAAAGACAAGTTAATCAAAATATAGTTCAACCGACCGCTCCTTCTCCTGCCGCTTTTGGAACTCAAGCAAACAAAGCTAATCAGCAATTAGGTAATGTGGCTCAGAAATTAGGGCAATTGGTACAACAAAGAGTTTTAGAACGTCAAGAACAAAAAGATACCGAACAGGTTATAGCCTCCGAAACTGCATATAAGAAAGAAATATCAAGTTTGCGTATGAAATACGAAAATAGAAAGCTTTCAGCTGCTTACGATGTTACCAAAGACTTTGACGCTGAAGCCGCGAAGGTTAAAAATAAATACCTGGAATCATTACCAGGCGAGCGGCAAAAAGTTGTGTTTGGTCAAAGGGCAAATGCTTTTCATAACGGCAACTTAGACTATATGGCTAAATACGAACGGCAAGAAACAAATAAAAGTAAGATTAATACTCTTAATGATTCCGCCGCTACGAGCGCCGCTATTATTGCCAATGATCCTAGCAAACTTCAAGATGAAATTAAAAGCAATATTAATAACAATAACGTCGTTTACCAACAAATGGGATATAAGCAAGAAGACATTTCGCGGGAAAACGACAGGGTTAAAACTAATCTGATATCAACTTCTATCGGTTCTTATCTGCAAACAAACCAACTAGATAAAGCCAAACAACAATTTGAAGATAACAAAGAACTGATTTTTAAAAACAATCCGGAAGGATATTATAAAATACAAGACGCCATTGAAAAAGGAGATTTTAAATTAGCTGAAGATAAAATTAAATTTAATATCTCTAACGCGGCAAACATTCAGGATGAACAATCTTTTAGCTTAATTATCACCGATAATAACAATTTAATTGATTCGCTCAATTTGACCGATGAAGCAAAGACCAATCTCAAAAGACAATATGCGGATGCGGCTATAACTGAACAGACAAACACCAAGATTAACATTCAAAAAGATATTGATGGTGCTACGAAGTTTTTCGCTAAACACCAAAAAGAAATGTCGCCCGATAAAGCGGCTGATTTGCAAGTTGCAATAAATGAAAAATCCTTTTCGTTAAAGATGGATTCCGCATTTAAAACCTATCAAACATATAAACTTGTCGATGGTTCTATTGATATAGGCCGGGTTTACAAAGACTTAGAAAGTAAATATTCAGGGGATGAATTGGAAAAAGCTAAATCTGAAATCGAGGGACGAACGGCCGATTTTGAACGGGTTAGAGATTCCCAAAGAAATGCTGGTATCGTAAATGGTCAAAACGAAATAGCCGGAAGTAAAAGTTATAGTGAAGCTTTTTCGTGGTTAAAACGCAATGAAACCGGATACGAAAACCGCGATTATCAATCTTTGCTTAATTATGCGCAGAATGTATTTAACGTTGATAAAAATGGGAATCCAAGAGGGGCGGGCCAGGCCAATCCAAAAACAAATTTAAGTGTTTGGCTTGCTTTGACCGAAGGATTATCAGACGGAACTATAAAACAAAATGATATTATCAATGCTTGGAACGCGGGAAATCTTTCGCCCGGTGATTTTAAATCACTTAGCGGAAATTATATAAAGGGTGGAGGATTTCAAGGCAAACAAAAAATGGAATATCTCAAAAGAAAGTCATTGCAATTATACCCTAAAACTAAAGACAAAAACCTTCGAAATGATTTTATTTATTACAATATAAATTTAGGGAAAGATAAGGAATTGCCTGATTTTATTACAATGGTTGAAAACGGTCAAGAAAAGGTAGGAAAAAGCATATTTGACGGAATACCAAAACAAGATTATTGGAAATATGACCTTTCGCAGCAAGATAAAAATAATAAACTATGGTCTACCTACACCAACAATCTAGGAACTGGTATTCGCGGTTCCATGGAACTTTCATTGGGTGGATATTACAAGTCCGGAAATTTCATTAACGCTAACCAGTTAGCGGATTTTGATAGTAAAATTGGTGGGCTTAATCCCGATACTATAAAAGCTATTAAAGAACTGTATAATAACAAAGTTCCAATTGTTCCAGAAACAGTTAACGAAACAGTTCAACGCAACCGAGAAAAGACAAAAACAACAATCAAAAAATCAAAACAACAGGAAAGCTCATTGGCGGAGGGAATGGCCGCCGCTTACACAAACGTGCAAAATCAACCACCCAGAAGGTATTGACGGGAGGAATTAACCGTGAATGATAAAGAATTTTACGATTCACTAAGAGTTAAATATAATAATGTTTTGGATGCTCCTAATGATGAAATTAAAAATGTATATCAATCTACTTTGGAAATAGAACCAAAAAAAGCGGCAAATATTATGAATGTAGCCAATAAAATTAACGCTCATCCTATCGCCGTTCAAGATAATTTAAAAAGCGCAACAGAAGCGGCAAATATGCCTGCGGATGAATATTGGGAACACCTCAGAAAGAATCGTCCTATAACCTATAACTATCTTTCAGAACCGTTAAACATGGCCGCCGTTAAAGACATTATCCCAGAACAGGACAACCGAGAAGGTTTTTTTCAGCAGATAACGCATGGGCATAGATCCGGCGACTTAAATGTTATGCAAGGTCAGCTTGGTTCGCAACAAGTATTGGCGGTTCTGAGCGGAGGAGATCCAAATATAAATGAAAACTCCTTAAAAGATATCGAATTAGAAATGGACGAATTAAGCCAAACCGCTCCAAAAGGATGGACTATTGCTCCGGCTTATTTTGTTGCGAATCAGATTCCTAATCTTTTGTTCGGAGCGCAAAAAGCCATTGAACGCGGTGCACCCGGAGCGATTGCAGCTACCGGAATAGCAGCACTGGCAGGCCAGGCTGGTCCGCAAGCACTAATTCCAGAGGAAGTAATTACTCTTCCTACCGCTTTTGGCATTGGCTTGGCGGCTGGTGGTAAAGTTGGTTATGCCGAGGCCACTGCCATTCTTGAAACTGGTTCGGCTTACCGGGATTTTATTAAACTAAAAGACCGCAACGGAAAACCGGTAGACAAAAAAACAGCAGCTTATTACGCTTTAGCGGTTGGCGCGGTTAATTCCGGTTTGGAAATGGCGACGTTAAATACTTTCTTAAAGGCTATTGGGGCACAAAAAGTTGTTGAATTGCTCGGAACAAAACGAATTAAAGAGTTAGTTAAAAAGAAAACTGCCGGAAAAGCAATTAAGAAAGCGTTTGGAGATTATCTAAAAGCAATTGGAACCGAAACAGCTACCGAAGTTTTACAAGAAGTTTCTAATGTTGCCGCTAAATCTGCTATAGAGGGCGAACTAGAGGCTGGAAAAGGTTTAGAACAGATCGCCGGAGTGATTAGTCCGACTATTCAAGCAACTGCTGCGAATCCATTAACTTTGCTGGGTTTAGGAACCAACACCATCGAAAACATACATCAAGTAAACCGGGCCAAAGCTAACGCCGAATTTTACAGCCAAGTTGGCCAAAACTCCAATAACTCCGAATTGCTTAAACGTTATCCGGATGGATTTAAAACTATTGTCGCGCAGCAGACTGCCGGGACCCCAATCGAAAACGTTTACATTGACGCTGAACAATTTGTGACTTTGATGCAGGAACAAAACCCGGATATCCTTAATGCTTCGGAATTAGTTGCCAAACAATTAGGATTCGATGACCAATTACAGACAGCTCTTGAAACCGGGGATAAAATCAAGGTTTCTCTTGCTGATTGGACTGCGAATGTCGCCCCTACGGAATTTTACGAAAAAATCAAACCGCATGTTTCGTTTTCGGCGGATGGTTTGACTTTATTTCAGGCGGAACAAGAAGAAAAAAGAATTGGTGAAGAAATTAAAGCCGAACAACAAAAAGCCGCTGAATTAATGACGCAGGATGAAGAAAAACAAACCGCATATAATACTATTTACGAAGATGTAAAAAGCAAGCTTTTGGAGGCTGGAAAACCTGAAAATATCAAAGAAAAAAGTTGGAATTCATACGTGGATAAGTCTGCAAAATTATGGGCTTCTCACGCCTTTGCAGAGGCTTCCAGAAGACAAATTAGCGTTGCGGAGTGGTATCAAGGAGCAAATGTTCCACAGATAACTAAAGAACAATCAAACCTCAAAGAGGGTTTTTTTTTATCGCAAGGCCGAACCATCCCGCGAGGATTCGTCAAAATAACCCCGGAAGGTTCTTTGGTTGGACTACTTAAAAGTTCTGACGCTTCAACCTTTTTACATGAATCGGCGCATATATTTTTAAATGATACCTTTGAATTCATTAAATCCGGTCAAGCGGATGAAGAATATTTAAAAGACTGGCAAGTTTTAAAAGATTGGTTAAAAATAACCGATGACCAAACAAAATTAACCGAAGGCTACGACGGACAGCAAGAACAATTTGCGCGAGGTTTTGAAGCTTATCTCTATGAAGGGAAATCACCGTCCGAAGGGCTTAGAAAAGCTTTTGCCGCTTTCCGGCGTTGGCTTACTCGAATTTACAAAGATGTCAAAGGATTAGATGTAGAGTTATCCGACCCAGTGCGGCAGGTAATGGATAGGATGTTAGCAACGGACGAAGAAATTGCCGAAGCGGAAGCATTGTCCGGCTACAATGAAGATATCATTACTGAAGCAGATGTAACTCCCGAAACGTGGGCAAAACTGCAAGATATTAAAACTAGAGCGCATGAAGAAGCGGTAAATCGATTGCTTAAAAAGCAAATGAACGAACTCAGGGAAGAAAACAAGCAATTCCTTGAAAACGAGCGAGAAACGTTCCGGGGATTGGTAGAAGAAGAAATTTCCAAAGAACCAGTATATCAAACAATGGAAGAAGTCCGCTCAAAGTTTGTTGGAAAAAATATTAAAGATACAGCTAACAAATACATCAATAAAGAGCTAACTTCCAAAGGGCAATACAAATTTGATACCATAGCTGAAACTAATGGTTATTCTTCGGGTTCGGAATTGGCGCAGATTATAATTGATACGCCATTTTTTAATGATGTGGTAGATCAACGTTTAAATGAACATATGGAACAATACTCAGACTTGATGAATACCGCCCGGATAAAGGAAGCCGCTCTTGAAGCTATTCGGAATGATAAACAACTTGAATTTGAAGCTTTAGAGCGCGAATTAATTATGGAGTTTGTACAAAAGGCAGAGGCTGGACAAGCAAGACGACAATCAGCTTTGGAACGGTCCAGGATAGCCGTTAGCGCCGCAAAGACTCATGCTAAAGAAATACTATCTCGGAAAAATTACAGGGAATCTACGGCATTTAAATCTTATTTTAAAGCGGAACGGGATGCGGCGGTTAAAGCGGCATTGGCTTTAAAAAGTGGAAATGATGCTGCGGCGGCGAGATTCGCGGAACAACGGATGTTAAATCACGCTTTAGCAATGGAAGCAATTAAAAATCAAAAGGACGTTCAAAAGTATCTGAACTATTTCAAAAAGTTTCAGCGGCGTCATGGCAATTTATTAAAAATGCCGGCCGAGTTTATGACTCAAATCGAAGGGATTATGGAAAGATTTAAGTTAATCGAACCGGTGCAGCGCGAAGAGAAACCAGAATCGCTTTTGGATTTTGTTGAACGCATGACTAACGAATATCACGACATTCCTATTTCGGATAATATTTTGAGCGGAACACCTAAGCCATTGAACGAATTAACATTAGGCGAATTAAAAGACGTCTACAACGCTATTAAAACAATTGCTACGCTCGGAAACAAATGGACACGTTTTTATTCTGACTTTTTAAAAGCGGAGTTAAACGAAGTCGGAAGAGAAATAGCGGATAGCATCGTTAAAAATGTAGGAGAAAAAAAAGCAGATACTGAACGTTTTACAACTCCGAAAAAAGGAATCCAAAAGGCTTCTAAATTAGCGGAAGAAATTAATAATTGGTTGGTCAAACCGGAATTTTTAGCGCGATTTCTAGACGGAAACCAAGACGGTCCAATGCAAAAGTATTTTATCGAATTGTTCAATCGAGCATGGACGGATGAAAAGATATTAGAACAAAAAACCATTACTGAATTTAAAGAACTTGTAAAACGTCATTTTGCCGAAAACGAACTTTACAAAATGTCTAAAGAAATGATTTTTCTTCCGGAAGTCGGTCAAAGCATGAGTAAGGAACAAATTATAACCGCCGTCCTAAATATGGGAAACGAACAAAATAAACAAAGATTGATGGACGGACATAATCTAACGGACGAAATGGCGCAATCAATAGTAGATGTATTGAATGAAAAAGAAATTCAAATGATACAGGATATTTGGGATTATCTTGAAACATTTTGGCCTGCAATCGCTAAACTAGAAGAAGAAGTAACCGGAGTGGTTCCAGAAAAGGTTGAGGCGGTTCCACTTGAAACGAAATTCGGAACTTTAAGTGGCGGATATTATCCGATTAAATATGATGCAGAAAAAAGCATTAGAATGAGCAAGTACGAAGAACAAACAAATGCACTTTACAAGGAAAGCCCTGCGGCAAAAGCGGCAACTCGCCATGGGCATACAAAAAAAAGAGCTAAAACAGTAAATCACAAATTAAACTTGAGTTTTGGAGTTGTTCCAAACCATCTTGTAAATGTAGTTCATGATTTAACACATAGAAAAGCGATTATTGATGCTAACCGTTTACTACGTCAAGAAGACGCGCAAAGGGCTATTACAAACGCTGTAGGAATCAAAGGTTATTCTATATTGGAAAACTCAGTAAAGGCCATTGCAAGCGACCAGGGAGAACATTTGGACGTAGCTGATAAAGCTTTTAGATGGATGCGAAGCAGAACTACTCTGGGAGCAATGGGGCTTAATTTAAGGGTTGCTTTGCTTCAAACGTCCGGATTTTTTCAATCGGCTTGGGAAATTGGCGCAATTCCGACAGCGAAAGGGATTGCTGAATTTGCCTCAAACCCAGTTGAAAGTTGGAAGTTTGTAAAAGAAAAGTCTGTGTTTATGGCAAACAGAAGCCAACTTGTAGACAGAGATATTTATGATTTTTCCCGAAGAATGTTTAAAGGTGATAATAAGATTCAGCAATACGCCTATTCTTTAATTGGAATTATGGACCAATCAGTTTCTGTTCCGACATGGTTAGGTGCTTACAAAAAAGAATTGGAACAATCGGGAGACGAAGAAGCGGCAATCCGGGCCGGGGATGGAGCGGTAAGACGTTCGCAAGGAACTGGTTCTGTCAAAGATTTGTCTGCATCACAGCGCGGAACGGAATTGAAAAAACTATTTACCATGTTTTATAGTTATGGAAATTTACTTTACAATCGGTTTTGGTTAGCTACAAGTACGGCGGGAGTACAGCTTTCCAAAGGGCAGCATGAAGAAGCTATTAAAAATATTGCCGCAATGACTTTTTATGGATGGATACTTCCAGGGACATTTGAATTTGTTCTTCGTGAAGCGGTTCGAAGCCGCGAAGATGACGACCCGGAAAAATTTACGAAACGGCTTATATCTTCTATGGCATCCGGTTTGCTTCAAACAATTCCAATCGTACGGGATATCGGATCGTATTTGCTTAATAAAGCCTTAGGAGTTTATTCTTCGTTTAGAGTGACTCCCATTGAAAGTTCGATAGAATCTGTCGGCAATGTAATATCAAAAGGCAGAAAATTAATGGAAGGAACCGGAGATTGGATTGACTTTGGGGAGGCGGCAAGCAAGACCGGAGCATTTGTTTCCGGAATTCCACAGCAAACAGCAACATGGGTATTTAACTTTCTTGATTGGATGGAAAATAACGGTGAAGCGGATTGGAGAGATTTGTTTTCCAGAAGAAGAGACTAAGCGTTATAAAAAGGAGTGATAGTAATGGTTGAAAATGACAATAACAAAACGGTTCAAGACGGGAACGGGGTTAACACTTCGTTCTCGTTTACTTTTCAGATTTCAGAAATGGACGGGTTGGACATAAAAATTTATATTACTGACACATCCGGAAACACCGGAACGGCATTAGCTAGTGGTTATCTAGTAACTTTAAACGATCCTGACGATTTAACTGCTGGTGGTTACGTAACTTATCCTTATCCTACATCCGGAACAAAGTTACAGACCGGGGAAAAAATTACTATAGCCAGAGTTATTCCTATAACTAGCGATTTGGACTTGGAAAACACAGGGCCTTTTATAGCGCAGAATGTGGAAAATGCAATTGACAAGGTAACTATGATAGCCCAACAGCTTAATGAGACTTCGAACCGAACTTTAAAGGCGGATATTTCTGTAACTGCCGGAGCCAATTATCAATTACCCGCTCCGGTTGCTGGCAAAGTGGTCGGATGGGATGCAACTGCGACTAAATTTTATAATTATGATAATCCGGCTACAGCACAAATTGCAGCGGCGGCAAGTGCTGATTTAGCAGAAAAATGGGCCACCGAAGCAGAAGATACGGAAGTTACTGCTGGAAAATATTCTGCTTATCACTGGTCACAGAAATCCATTGAAAAATTTAATGAGGCATGGTTAAGCGTTAAAGATTATGGAGCGGAAGGAGATGGAATAGCAAATGATTCTCAAGCAATCATATTATGTTTGGCTGCCGCTTCGACATCAAAAGCAATGGTCTTTTTTCCACACGGAACTTACAATTTAAACAGCACAACAATTACACTTTTAAATTCAAGCAATATTACTTTATTTGGAACCAACGCTATTATAAAAAATGGAATAATACATGTTCAAAATTGTAATAATATTGAATTTTACAATTTAGAGTTTGAAGGAAGTGAAGCGGGTTATGCAATAGGATTAAGAGGTGTAAATTACTGTAAAATACACGATTGCAAAATACATGATTTTATTGACGGAATAGTTGGATATGCAGGATTTGATAATAATAATATAAGTATATATAATAATGAAATTTATAATATGTTTATTGGTTCAGATGTTCACAGCAGCGGGTATGCTATTGGATTTGGAACACCAGCGACTTATCATAAAAATCTTTTCGTGTATAACAATCACATGCATGATATTTGGGGAGATGGTTCACTATTAATTCAAGGTACGTATGATCGCCTCAAAATTAACAAAAACTATATACACGATACAGCAATGAGAGGAATTAATCTTTTTAATGTAACCGTTACAGATTATGGAGAAATTAATTGCAATACAATTAAAAACATCGGTACTTTGAATTATGATTATGACGGGGCGGTTGGAAGAAACGGGATATTTTCAAATGGAATAGGAACTGCTAATATCGATGTTAAAGATAATATCATTATAAATGTTTGGGAAAACAGTATAGAAGGAACTTTCCGTTGTATTGATAACAATTATGTTGAAAATACCGGATATGCTATGCCTGATAAATATACTCCTTCATTTGAAGGCATATATCCTTCTCGCACAAAAATTATATCAAATAATATTATTAGAAATCCTCTTGGAACTGGAATTAGAATTCCATCATCTAACGATTTTAACGGTCTTACAATAACCAACAACACTATAATAAATGACACAAAAAACGACTATTACAACGACTCTTTGCAGGGGTTTGGAATAGCGATCGAATGTTCATCTACTAATAAATATTTTACAAATGTAACTATAACCGGAAACACAGTTGTAAACAAAAGCTATTTTTTAAAACTTACAGGATATAACTTTACAGTAAATAACTTTACCGATTGTGTAGTAAATAATAACTCCATGGCAGGAACACTTGATTATTTATATACCAATATACAACCATTTGTAATGGGATTAAATTTTGGTGGATTGTCAAGAAGTAGTTCAAAAAATCAATTTTTATATGACTGGTCAAGCACGCTCCCTGATGGTTTTACAGCATCTAATGCAACGATTACAAAGTTAACTTTGTATGATAAAAACGTAATTAATATTGTCAACAACGCCCCGAATGAATCAAACCCAGTAAGATTTAAATGGAATGTTTGGAGCAACAAAATTAAAATGATCAAATTAAGAACTCGGGGAAATACGCCTTTTTTACTTCAGTATTGGATTATAGCTTTGGGGGGGACTATTAGTTCGCCGGTTGCATCTCCCACATTTTCCCTTGCCGAATTAGCGGATTATGGATATAACGATACTACGTTTACGGATTTATATTTCTTTTTATGGAGTGCCGTTCCGATGCAATTGCATTTAATCTTCAAAGGTTCTTGGGATGACACTTCTTTGTTTATGGACATTACAGAAATAGGAGTATATGACGTTTGTTAAATAAAAAATATGCAATAATCAATAATAAAACCAAGTAATTTATTTGCGTTTATTTTATAATCGCTTATCCCTGCGCGGTTTAATATTTTTTTGATTTTATTTTTTGATAATAGATTTAAATTATCGTTTGCAGCCCATTCTTTGTGAGTTAAAACAAGAATGATATCAAAGATTTTTTTAGGTAAATAGTGAATTAAAAAATATTTTGTATGAGTTTCAAAGGGAAAATATTTATTAGGAGTTGTTATCATGGCGCGCTTTGAAACTCGTTTAATTTCTTTGATAAATTTAATTTGTTTTTCGAAATCGCCGACATGTTCCAAAACGGCATTACTCCAAACGAAATCAAATTGTTTATCGTTAAACGGAAACACATTTCCGTCATATGTAATTGTTTTTATTTCAGGGTATTTTTGATTAAATTCTTTGTAATCCCAAAGCCCAAGAACTGTAATTTTGTTGCGGTATGGATAAAGTTTTTCGAGCATATTAGTATTTTTACCATATTCGTGGTTATCTGCACCAACATCAAGAATGGTGTTTTCTGCTGATGGACCGAAGCGCTCTATAAAAAGATTAAATTTTTTAATTCTGTTATTTGTGCTTATTGTGGTAGCGATTTGATTAAACATAATTAATTACCTCATTTTTTTTAGAATAATTATAACATAAAATTAACAAAATTAATAATAAATTCAAAAGCCTTTTTTCACCGCATTGAGATCTGGGCTTATTTATTTTTATACATAAAACAAGGACGATGATTTGTTATTGTCATCTTTGCATAAATACTTTAAAACAATTTTTAAAAAAGGTGGCGAAGTTATGGAAAACACGGAATACAGATTAAATCAATTGGAAGAATGGAGAAAAGAGGCGTCAGAAATAATGAGCCAATTAAAAATTAATAATGCAGTAAACACCGAAATTGTGAAGGATTTAAAAGACGGTCAAAAGTGGGCCACAAGATACAGTATAATGACGTTTGCGGGAATTGTTATAACGATTGTTATTAATGTTTTTAAGGGTTAGGAAGTGGATGCTGTGAACAATTACAAACCGGCCCGGCGCAAAACGTGGGCTTTTTTTTATGCTATGACTATTTGCGCGATTTCGGCTTTTAGATTTAAAATGGATTGGCCATTAGCGTGTTTAATTGGTTTTTTGTTTATGCTTTTTGTTGGTGCTATTTCCACGGAAAAAATATTTTTAGCATGGATTAATAGAGGAGGTAAACGTGAAAGTAAATAAATTAATAATCCATCACAGTTTAACCAAGGACGGAAGGGTTAACGATTGGAACGCAATCCGTCGTTATCACGTCGAAGTCAACAAATGGAAGGATATTGGATATCATTACGGGATTGAATTGGTTGGAGATGAATATGTAATCCAAAAAGGACGGGCAGAATGGCGCGTAGGGGCGCATACTCGCGGGATGAATAGTAAGTCTTTAGGAATATGTGTAGTGGGCAATTATGACCTTGCAGAGCCTCCGGAAGCGGCGTTAAATTTATTGGCTAATCTGTGCGCAAAATTATGCAAAAAGTATAAGCTCAAACCGGTTGATATTGAAACCCATCACAAATACGCAAGTTATAAGACTTGCCCTGGCAAGCTGTTTCCCATGGACAAACTTCGGGCGAAAGTCCGGGAATTAGGGGTATAAAATGAATGTTTTCAATTTTTACAAAACTTATAAAAGTTATATTATTGCTGTCTGTATTGGTCTTGTTTGTGGTTTTTTCCTCTGTTACCTTTGGAGCGGAAAAAATGTATCTAATCTCCGAAACAGAAATGAACAGCTTAGAGCATATACAACAGAATTATGTAAAACTACAAGCAGACTTAAATCAACAAACAAAAAACTCCAAGGAGAGCTTACAGCGGAAAGAGAAACTAATCAACGAATTACAGATAGAGCTGACAGCCTGGAAAGAGAAAATCAATTACAAAGAACTTTTATTGAGTCAATCGAACGAGCAAATAAAGAGCTTGGAACAAACAATAACGACTTTGGAAAAATCCTTGAAGCAATTAGAAAAAGAGGTGCGCTCAAAACTCCTTAAAGCAAAGATAAAAAGTTTTCTGGTGGGGTTGGTAAGCGGGATTGTTATAGGTAGAATGTTTTGAAATAATGCCTGGAAACAGGCTTATTTTTTATAGCTTGACATGATTACATTATGATGATATAATGTAAATAATAATATGAAAGGTGGAATGGAAATGGGAAATTGGATTCATAGAGTAAAAATCAAACATTTACTTACTAAAAACAAGGATCGCGAGAGCATCCAAAAAGCAATGAATTCAATCGCGGATGTTTTGGAAGTGGAATTTTGTTTTACTGGTTTTTCAATTGATAAATTTAGGAACATTCCTGAAGGGGACGATGTTTTTTCACCCATTGATTACGCAAATCGGCTTTTGGATAAACTTTATGATTACGCAGATCGCAAACGAATTTGGATTGATTAAGGAGCAAATATGGCAAAGGTAAACGGTGGAGCAAAGCTCGTTAGAGATACTTTTCAATTGACGGAAAGGCAACGAGAAAAGTTGAGGGAACTATCTAAAAAAACAGGAGAGTCTAAGAGCCATTTTGTAAGAGAAGCCCTTGACAAATACTTTAAGCGCAAGGAGGAGAAATAAATGTCCGATACAATAGAAATATGGGAAAAGCATTTTGGAAACGCCGCTTCTGTTGCGTTATCGAATCCTAATTTTGAATCTTTTATGGATGAATTATCTAAATCTATTTTGGAAGAAGACAACCGTAAGGAGGAACGGAAATGAATTCTGAATTCAATGAAATCTTTCAGAAAATATGCTCTTTATTTCCTTCGGCGCTTGACAGAGATATTCCGGATGATGACAAGGAAGCGGCATATGACAAAGGGTACGATGACGCCACAGAGGATATTATAGCGCTTTTAAAAGAGCATTTTAACCGCAAGGAGGAACAAAAATGAATCCGTGTATCCATAAAACTGAAACAATCATCCTCAAGGAAGGAAAAGGATTCGATGGGGAAAACTATAAAATTATTTTACATAAATGTTCTCGATGTGGTCAAATGGAAATCGAGTATTGGACCATTGACAAAGAAGGAGAGTATTCGGAAAAGAAAATCATATATGGTGACGGTGCAAAAAAGATTTTGGAAAGATTATTTTAACCGTAAGGAGGGACGGAAATGAAAATAAAAGTTGGTTTATCAATCGGTTATCCAAACGCCGCTATAGAAGATAAATTAGAAATTGAAGATAAAGATTTAGAAGGCATGAGCGAAGAGGAAAAGGAAAGGAAAATCGATATGGAGGTTCAGGAATGGGCTGGTAATTTTATCGAAACATGGTGGGAACCGTGTGAGGAGGAAAAATGATTAAATTCGAATGTGAATCTTTAGAGCGCATTGAAGAGCCAAATAGAACTTTTATCATTAGAAATATTATGATTAACACAATCAAAAAGCTAACTCCATCAATCATTAAAAAGTTGGATGATGAAATGTTATACAGATTATATCTTACAGCAAGTAATATTATTGGCGACGAACCTTCGATCGTTGGATATATAAATGAATTGGAGGTAGAAAAACAATGAATAAAACGGCTGAAGAAATTAACGAAACAATTGATAATATGTCTAAATTCCAAAAATGTCAAATGTATGGCGCGGCAAAATATGCTTATAAGCTTCAAAACGAAGAAAACAAAGTCAGAGAACTTTTTAGTGATGATATTATCGAGAACATTTTGAAGATTAATGATGATTATTTCGTTGTCGAACACAAGTGGAAAAATCAACGAAATAAACCAACTTGGTTTAGCATTGTGGCTAATGATAAACGAATTAGCGGTGAAGCCTTTAATTCGCTTGACTATGCTTTACTGGCGGTGGTTAATCATATGAGGACGGGCGACTTTGGAGCGGTCTATTGGGCGGCAAAGTTGATGGTTAAGGAGGAAAAATAATGGGTGAAGATAATAAAAAGCTTTTACAATCGCTTTTAAGACTTCATGATAATATGGCAAAAGCTTTAAGATGCAATGATTTAGATAGGGTGCAAAAATTATTAGGAATTATGGAGCAAGGATTGGTGATTGCTTTGGAAGAAAGGAAAGAAAAATGATTACCAAGCGTTTTTTGTGACGCTTATAGTAATTTTGAGGAGGAAGTTAAATGAAAATCAAAGTCACTTTAGGAATCGGAGTTGTCGGAGCTACGCGAACGGCCATTATTGAAATTGAAGATAAAGAGTTGGAAGATATGGCCGAAGACGAACAGAAAGAATACATAGGTGAATACGTTCAGGAATGGGCAAATAATTATATTGAAATCGGATGGGAGGAGGTAAATAATGGATAAAGAATACTTAATAATCTATGAAATCAATGAAGATACTGGATATTACTTTTTAGATACAGAAAAAGAATTATTAGAAACCATTAAATTACATCAAAGGCTAGAATTTAATATTATTTTCGCTGGAAAGATACAGGTGGTCAAGGAATATATCGGTTAGGAGGAAACTAAATGCCAATCATGACGAAAAAAGAAATAGAAGCAATTGAACATTTAGAAATCGACAAATGTAAATTGGTTGCTTATAAAGATTTTTTAGCACTAAAAGAGACGCTCGAAGAAGCGATTGAAGTTATAGAGTCTAATCGTTTCCAACTCGGAGGAGACACCGGGCGCGATATAGCAATTGATGAAGGGGCACTTAAATTCAATACGGAAACGTCGTTATATTTAATCAGGGAATTTTTAGCCGAATACGAGGGGGAAGGTTAACATGGAAAATAAATGCCCGGTTTGTGGCAGAAGACTTTGGAACGAAACCGATCACAAGACCGGCAGAACAGTAAAGATTTGCTATACATGCGGGTGGAAGGAGGGTTAATATGTCATATGCCGTAATTGTTCGTGAATTTGAATCCGACAAAATATTAAAGGGAATCTCTGTATCTGGTAATAAATATAAGGCCGAAAAGGTTATGGACGGGTTGAATATTAATTTGGATAGGAATAAATTTGGATTGGAAATTATATGCGTTGACGACACAGAAGATATCGAAAATTTTTTAGATATTGAAATAGAAAGAATTTTCAAGGAGGGTTGAATGAAAATAATTAATCGAAAACAATTCTTAGAGACTACAGAAGGTACGATATATTCAAAATTCGATCCATATATAATTGATGGTTTATACATCAAAAACGAGTCTTTAGGTAATGATTGGTATTATCAGGATTTGATTAGTTCAATAGAATGCAATGATTCGGGAGAATACACCGATAAATTATTCAAAGCGAAAAACGATCCCGAATATGAATTACGCCAAGATTATAATACTAGTCAACGGGACGGATTGTTTGATGAAACACAATTGTTTTTGATTTATGACAAAGACGACGTAGTGAAATTAATGAAAGCTTTATTCGAAACTCTATGACAATAGTTAATCCCCCTAACGGGGTTTTTTTATTTACAAAATAAAATCAAGCTATGCAATGCGTTACAAAATTTGTTTAGTCTAAAAGCAAGAATAAATAATTGGAATATAATAACAAGTCGTGTAAAATGTATATCAACAACAGATAGGAGGTGTTAAATAAGCCATGCGTTAAATAAGTTGTTTTTTATCTTGCACCGGATATCCAACAAATAAATTAAAAGGAGGACACTTTTTTACATCCAGCAACCAGTAAGTGATTAGATAAATAAATACAGTTAAAGGGGGAAGTAAATGAAAACTGTTTGGGTTTTTGGAAACCTTCCGAAAGGAATTTGTAAAGCTGAATTTATTTATCAAGAGATAATAATTATAAAAATATCCATTAAAAATATATTGTTTTCTAATAAAAAGCCGGCAATTTGAGCCGGTTTTTATGATTTTAAGCGTCTTTTTTCTAAAACATCAACAACTGTTTTGACAAGAAAAATAGATATTATATAACTCCATAGTAGAGTTTTTCCCATTGCCCTGTTTATAGTTTCCAAATTTCCGAATAATGAATATAGTATCCACCAAATTAAAAAAACTATACCAGTAACCACCACGCATAATCCAATATAAACAATTATGTATAAACCACATTTTTTAATTAGTTCCATCTTTTATCACCTCATAAAAAATAATATCACACACCTAGATCGGAGTCAAACAATTACTGCTTATTTACTGCTTATCACAAAACAAAAGCTGATTAAACATGATTTTATGTGTAAAATTAAAAAACAAATAATTAACTAAATGCCTGCACATGATAATAATTGATATCGGATAAAACAAGTTGAAAAGCAAATCAAAGAATGATATAGTTATAGACGATAATATTATTTTGCCTGATAAACTAACTATATTCAATATGCTTTTGGGAATGTTTCTGCTTATTTACTGCTTATCGTTTAAATTAATTCTTTTGGCGATAACTCCGGCAGCTTCACTCTGCATTTTAGGAGTTACATGACTATAGATGTCATAGAAGGTTTTTATCGAAGAATGTCCGGTCATTTCTTGAAGAGTTTTGTGACTTATTATGCCTTCTTCTAATCCGAGAGTAACAAATGTGTGCCGTAGGGCGTGAAAGTTAATATTTTTAATTCCAGCGGCCAATAAAAGCTTTTTATACCATCCATAGAAAGTTCTTTGCCAAAGCCGTTCTCCGTCCTGCTTGCAAAAAATTAAATTATGTTTTTTATACAGTTCTCCCAAAAATAATTTTGATTCATTTTGATGAACTTTATAACTTTCAATAATTTTTGCAATTTGTTCATCTATTACTAATTCGCGATAAGATGAAGCGCTTTTCAAATCGCTGCTTATTGTTCCTGCGTTAGTTAACTGTTGAGATAATTTAAAAGTACGTTTCTTTGAATCATAATCATTCCATCTTAACCCTAACAATTCTCCAATTCTCATTCCGGTAGCTGTTTCGATCACTAAAGCTATATACATCAATTTTCTTACATATTCAGAATTGTATTTTGAAGTTAATATAATAGGCTTTTTAATGGTATCCAAAAGCTGGTTAAGTTCTTCTATGGATAATGTACCAACTTTTCCGGTATCTGATTTTGGTATCGTAATAAAACCTTTCCCAGATATTTGTTTTGGGATTAAATCATTAATTAACGCAGACCTTAAAATTGAATTTAAGGTTGTATATACTTCTCTAACGGTAGTTTTTTTGATAGTTCCTTCTCCTCGTTTTTTGGGTTGTTCCATTAACCATCCTATAAAATTTTGAACATCTAAAGGTCTTATTTTTTTAAGCAAAGTGTCTTCTCCTAAACCTTCGATAATTCTATCCGTACGCCATTTATAGGTATTGTATGTACCTTGTTCTCTTATAAATGGCTTCTTTTGCTTCAGCCATTCGCGACACCAAACACCAACAGTAATTTTACCGAATTCAACAAATGTTCCTTTTTCTATTTGATTCAAAGCTTCATTTAGTTTTTTTCTAACGTCATTTTTTACTTTGCCTGAAATAGTATATCTTTTACCATTATAATTATATTGTGCAGCGTATCCTTTTTTTGTTTGATATATAGTTCCTTCACCTTTGCTTCTTCGCCTTGCCATTTTTACCGCTCCTTTTTTTGTTTTTGTAATATTCGGCCATAGCAAAAATTGCTTGCTGGTCTTCTTCTGGCAGATCGGTTATATCTAACTTTTTACCACCACTTCCAATGACGGAAATAAATGCTCCGGTTTCTTCGTCTTTAAGATAACCGATAGCGGACATTAAAGACGAATACGTAACTCCTAAATGCGGGGCGAGTTTTTGCAAGGTAGACGGACCCGGCTTTTGTTTGTTATTCTCCATTCTGCACAATGAAGCTGAACTTATTTTACACTTCTTGGCTAAATCATCTATTGTATCGTAACCCGCTTTTATACGTAAATCTTTTAGATAGCTTGCGAAATCATTAATATTGCTCATTTTACCCTCCTCTTTTCGTCATATATATTAACATATTAATTACGTTAATGCAACAAAATTTACGTATATGTAATTTCGTGCTTGTAATTTTAAATGATTAATGATAAAATTAAATTGCGAGAACGTAATGAACGAAGGAGGTGATGAAGTGCATAATCCTAGATATTTTTTGGACGTTAAAGAGTTTTACGGATTACTCGTAGATCACCGCATGAACATTAAACAATTTTCTGAAAAAACAGGCATTAACCGATCTACTATATGGCGTATTACTCGTCCTGAAGATCATCCAAAAGCAAGCTCCTTGTCTTCTGTTACCATCAAAAAAATCAAAGAATCGTTTTCTTTATCTGACGAAAAACTCAAAAAACTTATTATTTCACTTTGAAAATTACGTCGACGTAATTACAAGAAAGGAATGGTTATGCCATGCCTAGTTTAGACTTGTCCAATTTACCCCGAATGATGGACGCTAAAACTATCAAAAAAGAATTTTTTTCTGGAAAAGTAGTTTTGAATTTGGCGGCCGTATATTCTCTTTTTCATAGAGATGATTTTCCAAAAGTAGTAATAGGAAAAAAGTTATTTACTCCAACACATTTATTTGTTGAGTGGTTGGAAAAAGAATCAACGAAAGGAGCGTCAAAATGAATGAATTAGTAACAATTAACGAGTCAAACAAACAATTCCCAATCAGCGCAAGAGAGCTTTATGAAAAACTAGGTTATAATTCTACGCATTGGTCTGGATGGTATCAACTTAATATCTTGCGTAATGAATTTGCCTATCTTAATAAAGATTTTGAGGTTTACGCACCAACCGCTAAAACCTTTGGCGGCAGACCTTCACAGGACTTTAACCTCACTATTGATTTTGCCAAGCGCCTTTGCATGATGGCAAGAACTGAAACGGGCGAGGAAATCCGCAAATACTTTATCGAGATTGAAAAACGGTATCAAATGCAATCTCAAAAAATACCGACAACTTTTGCCGAAGCTCTGCGCCTTGCTGCCGATTTGGAAGATGAACGTCAGAAGTTAATTCCCAAAGCCGAATACTTCGACGCTCTTGTTGATCGAAACCTTCTTACCAACTTCCGAGAAACTGCCAAAGAGTTAAAAGTTAAAGAATCTTATTTAATTCAATGGCTATTGGACAAACGTTACCTTTACCGCGATATTAAAAGCAAATTACAGCCATATGCCCAATATGTTCCAACACTGTTCGAACTTAAAGAATACCGTAATCCCAAAACAGATCATGTCGGAAATCAAACCCTAGTAACCCCCAAAGGCCGGGAAACATTCCGGTTATTGATAGCTTAATAAGTTAAGGAGGAATCAAATGGAAATTTGGAAGCGAATTGCATCCGCTTATAGGATTTTATTTTATACCAACACCGTGATGCTTGTTGAACTTGAAGGGAATCCGCTATTCAAAATTTCTGAAAAAGAACTGCATGAAAAGATTGACAAAGTTTTATCGGAATCATTTGATTGGGAGTGATAATCATGTGTTTAACCTGTCGCAAATGTCGCTTGCGTCACGAAAAAATAGAAGAATTAATTAAAAAAATGGACAAGCACAAGAGAAAGCCAGAACTAGAAAGTTCCGAACATTGGTTCAAGTCCAAGCTGACGCCGTATCAGCGTGGAGTGATTATCGAAGCTGTTGCAATAACTATTGGTGGATTGACTGCTATTTATGCAGCGATACAATTAGCGGGATACATGATAATGGGAGGTGCGAAATGATTAAGATTATTAAAGATAATAAATACATAAGATTGGAGCGCGACGAAGTAATATTGCGCTGTCCGTTCAGTGGAGCGGCATATTGTTGTAACGCCTGTCCTTTCTTCGAATACCGCCCAAAAACACCAGGATATCCCGAATCTATTGTACTTAAATGTCTCGCTCATGAAATAACGTTTTGCGAGGGGGAAGAGGAGTGAACGTAGGTGATCCCTACTTAACCAAATTCGGACCAAAAGGTCACAAAAAGATTCTTGCGGGAACTGTAATCGCCTTATACCCTAAATTCTTTTTGGTCCAGTTTCCGCATTACAAAGAATGTTTTTCAAATATTATCGATAAGGGGTGTTGATTATGGATTTTTCTAAAAATGATTTATCAAAAGCAAGAGCCGGAGACAAAATTTGGGATATTTTTATTCAAGAATTTCAAACAGTCCGCAAAGTAACTCCTAATAGTAATTGGCCTATCGAGTTTGAAAGCGGATGTATTTGTTCGTTCGGAGGGTTTTCACTAAACTTTAATGATTTTCCGCGTTTTTATTGGTCGGAACCCAATATCGAAATCCCGCCTCCGCCAAAACGAATGGTTAAAAAAACCATTAGGGTTTGGGTTAGAATGAATGATTTTGCTAAAAACGAAATAGCCGAAGCTGAAGTGACCGCTGATGAATACACAGCTGATACGTGGAGATGTAAACACAATCACAGAGTTGAAGAACTAACGAAAGAAATTGAGGTAGAAGAATAAGCCCTCTTTCGAGGACTAGGCAATTAAATTATAAAATAAAGTGAGGTATTTGTAAATGAATATTGCTGTTATTAAACATACAAGCGATTATCGCGGAGACCATTCGGCAGATGTTCGCGAAAGTTATATTTTTCCAAAAGAAACAACGTTGGGCGAGTTGCTGTACGAGTTAAATCTTGATGGAACGCATCGTGACTGGGTTGAAATACCATTCCAAGCAAAGTGAGGTTAAGTCAATGGACGCTCCTGATTATATCCCGGATGAATTGTTAATAAACATTTTGAGGAGGCTTTGATGATTGGAATAGTTGCGATAATAAAAATAATATGTTGTTTTATTTTGGTTTTTCTTTGGATTTATTTAATCAATATTGTAAGGAGGTTGTGATGGATTTAACTATTAAGTGCGACGAAGCGAAGGTTAGCACAGATATATTAACTGCTCTCCAACGAATTGAAGCAAAAAACATTGATAATATCGATGAAATTGTTGAATCACTCGTTGACGAATGTGACCCGGCTTCTCTTGTGACTTCTAGCAACAGAGATGGAATCCTTGATTATATCGGGGTTGATTACGTGATGAAGTACTTCGATTTGAAGCAGGAAAAGGAAGACTATGGAATGCGGAATAGTGATTTTATGTGAAATACTCTGCTTATTCTGCCGTAGAACTAAAGAAGTTAGACAAAAGAATTCATCGTACCATCAATGAAAATCGACGCGAAATAAAGCGTTTAATCCACAAATTAGACGAGCTTACCGAAGTGGTTAAGATTAACAATCGGGAAAAGAAATCGATTAAAAGAGAGTTGAAAGAGAGGGTTAAAAATGGAAAATCAAATAATCAATAATAATCAAAGTACCGCAACGATGATGGAAAAGGCGTTACTAAATGGAGATTTGTCTTCAATGAATCCCAATGAAAGAATGTCATATTATTCTAAGGTTTGTGATAGTTTAGGTCTTAATCCGTTTACAAGACCATTTGATTATATTACCCTAAACGGAAAACTGACGCTTTATGCCAAAAAAGACACTACGGAGCAGCTTAGAAAAATCAACGGAATATCAATTAAAATTACAGACAGACAGTTGCGTGATGGAATTTATGTCGTAACTGCTTTGGCAACAGATAAAACAGGAAGGACAGATGAAGCGATAGGTGCGGTTTCAGTGGGAACTAAAAAGGGTGATGATTTGGCAAACGCGCTTATGAAAGCTGAAACCAAAGCCAAACGCAGAGTGACGCTTTCTATATCCGGCTTAGGATGGTTAGATGAAACCGAAACCGAAACTATCCCAGACACCAAGCTGGTTAATGTGACGGAAGACGGCGAAATAATCCAAACAGCCAAAGCCATTCCGGAGATGGCGCAAAACCTTGACGACATTCCGGATTTCGAAACGGAAAACAATGGCAAACTACATTGTAA